AAAGCCTCCGACTGTGATTGTTCTTTTAAATCTTGTTGGTAGTTAGTGTTAAGTAAAAGAATAATTTGATCTAATAAACTAATCATTTGATCAAATTGACTAGCATCATATTCTGGAGTCGCATTGGGTAATCGTGTAATTGTTATTCTAGCCATTTTTACTCTTAATTAAATTATCAAACATAATATGTGTTTTTTCATATTTTTCAATTATTTTATCTGGTATCAAAGACAAGTAATCATAAGGATTTTTTTTAATATTGTTAGTTCTAATTCGATGCCACCCAGGAATAGGGTCCTTATATTCTATATTTTGTATAGAAAATTGGTTTAAGTCTTTAGTCTTTACTCTATATTCAGGTACATTTAAAAAATTTAATATTTTAAAAATTGTTTTTTTAGGAGACTTTATTAGTTGATCGTAAGTAATAATTTTATATTTTTCTTTTGAATTAAGTATATTCTCAATGCTCCATATAGAAACTCCTATGTTATGATCCCTTCTTAATAAAGAATTACACACTTCTTCTTTACGTGATTCTTCAACATTCATAACTTTAAGAGTAGAGGCTAAACATTCAAAGAGGGGTCTATATAGTATTACAAACTTACTGTTTAATTTTAATTCTTTTAAATAATGTAGATTTGCTTCTGTTCCCCAAGATCCTCTATCCAAAACATGTTTACATTTATAATGTTTGTAGTAAGAAAAAAATGCTTGTTTAGCTGCGTTGTGTACTCCAGTATAATCTGGAAATTCTTGGTACTGTGGAAAATCCTGTAAGGTTAAAATACGATGAACTAATTCACTTACAACGCTATTTGCTGTAACTTTAATATCATCACTTTGATTAAGTAAAGAGCCTAGCAAAGTGTTACCTGCTCTAGGCATGGAACATAAAAAATTTATTTTAATATTATCTTCTTCCGTCTGGTCTAAGTTGTAGTTTTGTTGATCCTAGTCTCCAAGCTGTATCATTAACTGTGTTAGTTTCATATTTAATTTTAACCGCTCTACCTCTACCTCTTACATTAATTTTTTCTGTGGTGCT